TATACAAGTTCAATACAGCTTTTAATTTGGCGGCATATTGGCGAACAGAGTTTGGTGCCAGCCGTTCTTCCATATAATCAACAAAAGCCTGCAATCGGACTTTTGAAAGATTCTCCCATGTTGCCGGGCAATCGTTCGCCTTACTATACATGTTGAGTATAATTTCATATTTGGGGTATTTTACCAAAAATGCTGTACGTAAATCTTTCATTTTTATTTCATTTCTTTATTCCAACTATCATAAATATCTTCCCAATTATCACCTAAGCCAACCCTTATGCCGAAAGCGTTGTAACATTGTTGTACCGTTTCTTTCGGTGGTAAATATCTCCCGTCACTTAACATTATATAGCCTTCGTTTATTTCTTGTTGTAGCAAGTTTATATCTACTGGCATAATTTCATCAGGGAACAGCACCACGTTTCCTTTACTCGTTTGATAACTGACTCTTGGTAGTTCAAAATGCCCTCTCTGCCCAGTCAATAAAGAACAGATTCCGATTTCTCCAGTAATGAGATGAACTTCCGTGTTTGGCGCATTTATAACCATAAAATAGGCGTTATCGTCATTTTGGAAATGATTTACTACTCTGCCAACCCTTTCTGTATCACATCTTCTCATTCTCTCGTCCCAAAGATGTCCCATATCATCATGGAATCGGATATAATCTCTTACTTTATCCCATGTTCTTACAGACAGAAATTTCATAGCAGGTAGAGTAAGAGTTTTTTCTACACCATTATCATATTTAAGTTCATGGGTAAAGTAATGTTTTCGTGAGCCGGTAATGTGTATATCCGTAACATCAAAGTTTTCATCATATCCGTTTTCGGTGGAATATTCTTCAAGAACAACAATATCACTCTGTACGATTTCATCAACTATCTTTTGAAACTCATTATAGGCATTGGTTAGCAGGTTTTCGGTATTCATGTTGTCCTGCATGGGTATTTGTGCAACAAGTCTTATTGGGTATTCATTATGTTCTGTACCGTAGCACATATTCTCCACAATACCACAATTAACCTTCCCACATCTTTCATGAAAGAAGTCCATTGTACGCAATACATCTTGGTTGCTTAATTTCGTGGGTTGGGTGACAAACAGCACATAACTTACTTTTACCCTACTAAGAAGTTCTATATGCACGTTTGTAACACTTGGAGGCGTGTCAATAAGAACATAATCCGGGTTGATAGAGTGTATTTTCTTTTTAGCCAGTTCAAGATATTGCCTTACCATTGATTTTTCCAAGTAAATAAACTTGGAAAACATATTTCCAGAAGAGTGTACCCAAATCATTTCATGCGGATGATCGCCTTCAAATTCGGTGTTCATTGACGGGGTGTTTATATCTGCATCAATGATAAACACCTTATTCCCTTGTTTTGCAAGTAATCTTGCTATATTTGCGGTTGTTGTGGTTTTGCCTACGCCGCCTTTGCCTGAATATATTATAATAGCTTTCATATCAATTAAATATTTGGTTCAATAAATTCTATATTAGCCATTCGCATTTCATCTTCAAACGTCCATTTGTAATTGTGATTTTCCCAAAATGAAGCATATTCACAACCACGGCAAGTAACGGAATATCGGCCTTCTCCTATTTTTCTTGCTTTACAAACATCACGGAAAATCCGATTATCTATCGGAAAGTCTGTAAAACATACGATCTCTTTTCCTTCATCCAGTAGCTTTTTAAGAAGCTGATAGTCACGACTGGTTTTATATGGCATATTCATGGTTGGACTCCTTCTTTCATCAATTCAGGATTATCAAAAGCATTTCCTATCACTTCACATCTATCGCTGACGTACCACAACGGAGTAAAGCCACATGCCTTGTTCTTGTAGCAAAACATACCTTTATGAAATAATACCTCAACTGTAAATTGATAGGAGCTTTCACTTTCATGAATCAGTATTAGATCATGTTCGAAGATGCTATTACCGTTCTTATCGGTTATTTCGCTGAACTGACAGACTGTTTCGGGAATAACACCAACCCACTTGTTGGGTTCTACTTCAAAGAATACATTGTACATCTTTCTTTTGATGGTTCCATAGGAAATGGTCATACTCTTTACCCATTCACCACCGTTAACCCTTTTCGCTCTAAATTTTATCATTCTCATATAAATATCCAATTAAGATTCAAGTTTTTTAATAAATTCATTTAATCTATCGGCTGAATAATCGGTACCACCAATTATGAAGTAACCATCAACAGCAAATTTGAATGCTTCAATGGCTTTTTGTCTCATTCCTTCTTCGGCTATCGCTATTGCTGCATAGGCTTTTGCTTCTGATATGGCATATTGCACATAGCCGGTAGAATCCATCCGGTTGTCACTTTCCAAATCCAAAGTGTTACGTCTGATATAATCTTTTGCTTTTTGATTCATAATTATGCTAAAATTGCTTTATTTGTTTTCTAAATTCGTTCCATTCGTTGTTGGTAAAGTTGAAAAGAGTCTTTTTGCCTTTTTCTTCCCAATCACTTATGGCATAACCTACTAAATAAACTTTTTTAGTGCTGAAATCAAATCCCGTCACCCTATAACGTTTCTCATTATCCCGGTACATTGCCCCTTTGCATAACCTTCTGCCTTTGGAGTCTATGAAGGGTTTAATATTGCAGAATGCTTCATAGCTTTGGCAGGCTGAAATATTTCCCGAAGTAACAGCTTTCCGATAGAAATTTTCACCATAGCCCTTACCGTTGGCGTTGACTCCAAACCAGTAACCACCGCTGAATTTTGAAAATATATTCTGAAAATCCTCTTTATTGAATTTCATTTGAGATATTATAGCCAACTTTACTGCTTCATACATGGCTATGTTGACTCGTAAATAAGAATCAGTCTTTTCATTGTTCCAAACAAATTCTATCAGTTCAAAAGCTTTTGATTTTTCATTCATACTTTTGGGTATTTTCCTTCTCCTTTCGGATCAGTTCATTAATAAATTTACTCATGTTTGGTTGCTCTCTGACAAAATCAACCAAATCAATATCCAGTCTAATAGCATAGACCTTACTTTTCGTAACCGGTTTGTTTCGGCGATAACTTCTTTTGGCTTGTTTATTCTCTTCCATAATGATTCATTGATATATGTAATAATTCGTTTGAAATGGCTATAATTTAGGTTTGTTTGCCTCTTTTGTTCCGTCTCTGATTCGATGATTACCTTTGGTGTGAAAACGTCTGAAATCGCCCCAAAATAGTTCATCTGCATTTGCCTTTGGTCGGATTGTTCCCCAAACATATCGCCGTAATAGTTCGGGTAACATCATGGAAACAAACAGTAACGCTATACATTGGTGATTCAATAGTTCGGGCACAACGATTCGGCTGATAGTTCGTTCATGTTTATGTATGAAGATAGGCACCGGGAAAACCAAAGGCCGATCAATATACAATAGTTCGGGTGTGTATGCGCGTACTGGTTCATCCTCTGTTATTGGTTCGGGTACATTTGCGTTTGTTTCTTCGCTTACTGGTTCGGTTAATAGTTCAGGCAAAGAAATGCCGGATAGTTCGGTTAACATTGTTAGCCTCTGTAATGCTTTGTTTATTTGATCCTGATAAAACCAACGGGAAATAAAATCTATCAGAGCTACCAAAGCAAAGACAAACGCCGGTGTTTTCGTTTGTGCATCCACATATAAGGCCGGTAAATGTGTTCCCGGTTCTCTTACCGGTTCTTTTTCCGGGATGATCGGAGCTTTGGCGCGATCTAAAGCCTTTATATTACATTTTAAGTTCGGGCAAATAGAATCATTTATAAATGCAGGCATAACCACACCTATACGCGCCGTCTTATCATCAAAGACCGCCGCCCGATCAGGTGCAACCAGCCACACGCCACCAGTCCAGCCGGAAAGCAAGGGGATAACGTTTGATGCAAAGAAACCTAACTTTATATCAATTAAAGCGGCTTTTTCCAATGTTGCACAAAGTTCTTTGTGTCCGTTACTGCCTGCATCATTATAAGATAAATAAACTTTATTATCTCCGGCAATAGTACGAAGTGAAAAACCGCTTTTTTTGTTTCGTTTGGCTATTTCTTTTACAAAACCGGCAACCGCTTTTAATTCGCTTTTCTGAATCTTTATAAATCCGTCTTTTGAAAGATGGGGGTACACAAGCCGGTAATTAGGGAAATATCCGGCAAAATCACAAACAAAGGTTTGTTTCTTGTCGTTGGTTATTTCTGTAATATTGCCGCCGTCCTGATTACAAACACAAACAGAACACCGGCCAACCATTTCTTTTAAATGTTTGGGATTGATAAATAATTTTAGACCGTCAGGTAAAAGCCCGGATGTTTCAATAATTACGGGGTATTCTTTTAATGTACGCCCGTCAGAAGCAACTAAAGCCGATTTGTAAGGATCAAGATAAATATAATTAAATGCCGGTCTTAAAGGATCTTTTGTTACTAATTTAGTGATATTTAGATGTTCCTTTATAATCCACATATCAAAGGAGCAAACAATATTTTCGCGCTCTTCTATTTTGGTAAACCTTGTTTTATTGGCTTGTTTGGTGCTTATCAGCTTTTCAAATTGCCAAACAAGATTAAAAACCTGATCCACTGGAAAGGAACATTTAAAGCTGTTTATTTGTACAGTCCTAAAATCCGTTATATTTAGTTTGGCATCAACGCAAAGATATTTTATATTTATCTCGTTCCCGTTGGCATCTTTCAGTTTTGCAAGCTCCGCGGCGGTATAGGTGCCGGGAGCTATTTCTATTTCATTTGTAAAAACGTCGTTTGCTATTTTAACCAATTCGGCCAAAATGAGGCCGTTAAATTCTTTTTCATTCATAACATTAAATAGTTAGATATTTTACACCAAAGTAAAAGCCTAAAGCAAGGCAAAAAAGCAAGTAAATAGGAAGCAGCCAAAGACCGCCAAACACGCTAAAGCAGATTAATAAAACTACTATTAGCCAAATAATTACGCCCACCATGTTAGAAAGTAGGGTTTTCAAGCTCTTGCAAAAAATCTTCCTCCGTTATACTCTCACATATATTTGAGCCATCAACATAAACACTAAATCCGGTTGCGGTACGGAATACTTCTAATTTGTGCGTTTCTCCGTTTGGGGATTCTATTATATAAGTAGTCATAATATAAAAGTTTAAAGGAATGCCGGAAAACCGTCCGGCGCGGTGGAATATTTGTATTATTCGTTTATGTTATGCAAATTACATTTCCAAACGTGTTTAGGAAATGAACCGTCTTTGTTAAGGCTAACAATAGATGTATTATCTGGAAAATTCACTCATATTTGCCCCCTTCCGTCCACTTTAAAGTGATCCCCTAAATTCACTCGAAAGTGATCCCTTAAATTCACTTTAAAATGATCCC